CGGTCAGGTCTGAAGACCTTCATACCACCCTCTTTAGGCATGTATACTAGAGCATTACCAGTAACGATAAGTAGCTTTAGTGCCTCAAATGTAGGGACACGTATAGACTTACCTTCAATTTCTTGCATTGCTGCCCGTTCAATACGAGCAAGTCCTTCTTCTACCTGACCACGTGCATCACCTGCTATAGATTGCAGGTCAAAGTCATCAATGGTTAGACGGAAGAACGGACTGTTAGGGGGTAGCAGAGCAAGAAGTAACTTTGATGCGAGGTTGTTTACACCCCTTGCTCCAATGCCTTGATAAGGTGTGGCATAAGTAGATGAACTACTATGGCCTTCCTCTGGCATGAGAGTAGGAATGGTTAGCTTTGCTGCCTCACGGCCTCTTTCAAGGAACGTATCACGTTCGCCTTCAAGCTGGTGGTAGCGTTTAGCTACTGTACCTACTTCTTCATATTCCATTTACTTATCCCTTTGGAATGTTTAATCCAGACATGCCTTCACCGCCTACTTGGGCGGCAGCATTTTCACCTACTAAGGCTCTCTTACCTTTACGTTTACGTAATAGCTTACCGCTACCTGTAGTATCTGCCTCTAATTGCATAGCATTATCTTCCATGCTACTAGCCTTAGGTGCGGATGTTACTGGCTGTGGCGGAGGCGGCGGAGGCGGCGGGGCGCTTCTTCTACGTGAACCACCCATGTTACACTCCCTTAGGGATTTGTAACCCCGAACCTGCACTAGCTACTTGCGTTGCAGTGTCTTGTATGATGTCTTGTCTAAGCGCACGTTTACCTTTACGCTTCTTACTAATAGTATCTGACGCTAGTTCAGTATCATCTAGCTCAATGTCAGGTGTCTTTGTTACTGCTGTCACTGGACGAGCAGGTGTCGGAAGTGGTGCTGGCGCACTACGCCCACCCATTAAACCACCCATATCAATATTCCTCATAATCTTGGTTTTGTAATTCAACAAGCTTCTCTATCACAGACTGTTGACCCCTAAGGAAACCTAGTTCCTCAGGAGTAACTTGTGTGTGTGGAAGTTTGTTAGGATACAGTATGTTAAGATGGTTAATTAACCCATCCGTTATATTAAAGTCGTTACCTAATAACTTCATTATGCTAACTTTCGCTAATGTTGTAACTTTAGATGTCTACTAACTCACATGCACCAGCAGTACACGCCAGAGTCTGACCGCCAGTTGTTGTATCTTCCTTCTCATAGAGAGACAGTGCTGTCCAATCAATCGTGCTAGGCATCTGTTCCTTGAGTGTCTCATATGTTTCCCTATCTATATCCTGATATGGTGCTTGTGCATATGTGTGGTCACTGTGTGGTAGGAATGAGATACCAGAGCAGATGTCAAAGTTCTCATAGACCCATGCACCTACTGCCATCCACTCCTCATCACGTACTGTGATAGTAACAGAAGGCTTATGCTCACACCAGACTAGAGCGTATGTCTTCCATAACTCTAGCTGTTCTAGTGCTGTCATATCATTACGTGTGACTGCACCAGCAGGTGACTTAGTAGGGAAGCTGAACACTGTAGTGCTATCAGGCTTCATTACACATGCTTCAGCAGGGATACCGCTATCCTTCATGAATTGTGTTAGTGGGTCTTTGTTATCACCACGTACAGTACGGATGTAGTACTGGCTATGTCGTGCGTGAATACCTGATGCACTGTCAACTAATTGACTAACAGTACCAGAAGGTTTGACGCATGTAATAGCGGCAGATACAGGTATGCCCATCTTATTAGCATACTCAAAGTTAGTATCAATAGCTACCTGCTTCATCTCAGTCAACCAACGCTTACTGTCTACGTTCTTAGACAGCAGTAGATTGTCCATGATACCTGTCAGCGATACACCTAGTAGTCTCTCTTCGGCTGTATTATCATGCCATATCTTACGAAGGTAAGGCATCTTAGTGAAGGTGGACTGTGCAGTACCAAGGATAGTAGCTAATCGTACCTTACGCTTAAGACTCTTAAGGTCATCCACCTCACGTACAACTACCTCAGTCAGGTTACAGAACTGGTATGGACGTAGGATAATCTCAGAGCAAGGGTTAGTACCCCACTCATGTCCTGTCTCTCTGCGTCCGTTGTACTCTACGTGATTGTCTGCTGCAATACGGGAGAAGATACCACGCTCACCTGACTTAGATTCTACTAGAGATAACCACTCACGCATGAAGCCTTCCATGTCTGGCTTATCTGTATAGGCTACTGAGTTATTAGCCAACGCACGTTGACCTTCATTCTCCCACCAGCTACCAGACTTAGCGTGTGCCATACGTCCATCACTCAGGTTAGACAAGCTAATCATAGCTGACCTACGTACACCACCTACTACTACAACCTCACCAATCTTACACATGATGTCGTGACACTCAATGCTTGTAAGCTTGCGTCCTGCTGCACCCTTAAATTTTTCCCACACAAATTTGAATAGGTCATTCAATGGCTCTGGTCCTGAGGCTCTACCACCAAAGGTCTTAAGCCTTGCACCTGCTGGACGGACACCAGACAAGTCCCACTGAGGAACGATGCCCATATATAAGGTGTGAATTAAATCACGTAGCGCACCAGCCCAACCTTCTTTACTATCTTCAACAACAATCTTCTCATTTGTAGTATCAAACTGAGGTGGGATAGTAGGTAGGTTAGCAATCGACTGACGCTCAACACTGAAGCCTACTCCTGTGCCACACAGCAGGATGAACATAGCCTCATCAAAGGCTCTCATGTCATCCACTGGTAGGTATGAGCAGTTGTAGATACAGGTGTTGTCACGGTCAGCGGCAGGACCAGCAGTCATCAATGCTCTCATAGATGGCATGACTTCTAGGTTGAGGATAGCTTCCTCTAGCTCATCTAGTTCTTCCTTAGGTATACCAGTCTTTGCAATGTAGTTGATGTATCGCTGTACTGTTTCACCCCAAGTCTCTCGCCTGTTCTCTTCCTCAAGCCATCGTGCGTACCGACTGGTAGCAATGAAAGTCTGGTAGTCTGTTGGTAATTGATTACTAATCATCGGTTGTCCCCTTCACCGTGTAGTGTGCCAGCTTGCTGACGCTTCTGTAGTTTCTCTAAGTTCTTCTCTGCAATAGTCTGAAGGGATGTGCCACAATCATGGGCTAGTGCTGCTAACATCCACAGTACGTCACCCATCTCTGCCTCAAGCTTCTCTCTCTGGTCATCTAGTTTGATACCATCACGCATCATCTTGGCGACCTTACCAGAAACCTCACCTGCTTCTTCTGCTAATCCCAAAGCGGGATACGTTATGTTGTATGCTTTAGGATATACAGCAGTAGTAACTGCTCGTAGTTGGTACTCATAAAAGTTAATCATTATTCAGTACCCACCTCTACACCATCATTCTTAATAGCTATTACATCATCTACATAACCAAAGGACATACCCCTCAGGAAGTCTAGGTAGTTCTGGTTCATGTCTACTAGATAACCCTCAGTCATGAACTTCTGCTCAGTACTTCCTAAATAATTACCGTCATCATCCCATCTGTCTACACGAAAAGTTACTTCATCCATTACCAGTTTACTCCCTTAGTTTTCTCTAATAGTTCTACCATCTTGTTAAGATACCAGATGGCTTTCTTTGCATCCTGTATAGGATTGCCCTTCTTCATCAGGCGTGAGCCTGTATACTTTATCACGTTACCCTGACAGTAGCTGATAGCTTCGTACTCACCTAGTACATCCACGATGTAGTCAATGGTTTCGATGTTACTATCTGCATAGTGAGCAGGACTGTTGACCATATCTATCTTGTCACAGATACGTATACTAGCCTCGTTAATCTCTGCTAGTTTCTGCTTCATGTATTCCTCATGCCTTAGTTGCTCTGCCATAAGTATACTTCTCCTGTCTCTGTGTTGTACTCACCGTCACGTAGGATACGTGCAAGCCTTGCGTTCTCTAGTGCTACTTTTTCTGATAAGCCTTTAGAAACAAACGCACTAACAACTTTGTCCCATCCGTCACCAGAGTGGTAAGACCCTTCCAGAATTTTGTGAGCAGTCTTAGGCCCAATGGAAGGACAACCCTTGTAGTTGTCTGTACTATCTCCGATAAGAGTTTGATAGTAGAAGTTATAGTCAGCTTCTTCTTTACTAATCTCAACAACCTTACCATCAATCCAGTGCTTCGCTGGAATAGTAAGTAGGTCTTTATCCGCAGACCAAATAATAGTATCTGGATTCTTAGTACCAAGTATCCCCAAGACATCATCAGCTTCTAACCTCCTGTACATTATAGTGTTATACTTCTTAGTCATGTATTCCCTAGCCCAAGGTAGTAGCATAGGCTTACGTACAGTCTTACGATTAAGCTTGTAGTATGGTGCCACATCCTTACGGAAGTTCTCCTTGTCAGATAGGGTGATGATACAATCTTGAACAGGTGCTTCCATTAGGTGAGCTATCTGTTCCTCAATCCTTGCCTCTACCTCAGACTCAAAGGCATGTAGTGTCCACAGTCCATCACCCCAATCAATAGGTTTCTCTGCGATAGTGGCTGCCTTGTAAGCTACGATGTCTCCATCAATAAGCAGTAGGGTCATCATCTATCTCCTGTTCATCTTGTTGCATGTCCTTCATGGCTGTCAGGGTTAGTACCTTAATGCCTGTAGTAACTTGAAGGTAGTCAAGGTATGCCTCTACTATCCACTTGATGCAGAGTACTAGAGTTACACCAGCAAAGCTGATGGTACATACCATCTTGAAAAAGAAATCAAAGTCCATGTTGGATGCACTCCTTTGCTTCGCCTACTGACATCTTAAACCACTCACCCCTACGGTCTGTTATTAATTCAGCCGACTTGTGTGCCTGTGCTTCTGTCTTACGTCTGTCCTTAGTATAGACAGAGTACATAAGTATGTAGTCACGCATTGGACTGCCTGTTTGGTAACTCTTAAGTCTATCCTCAGAGTCAACAGCCATACCTATCTTCACCCACTCAGGCCAAGCGTTATTAACAATGATGTAGACCTCACCCTCTTTGACACTATCGTAAGCTTTCAAAGTAGCAGTACCAATCTCTCTGGCCTTCTGCTTTAGTAGGTTGTACTTACGCTTAGTAGCATCACAAGTCCTACAGAAGTAAACATGCTTCCTCTGATTACCATGCGTCCAGTTATTACCTAGTGTTAGGTCTACTGAACACACGTTACAAGTCTTAGTGTGTGTCTGCCCAATTACTTCCGTACTTGTATTCACTGTCGAGTCTGCATCTGAAGCTGAAGTGTTCTTCGGTGTCTCGCATACATCGTTGAATAAGTCTGCCTGTTTCATCTTCTTGTCCCTTCTTTACTACTAACTGAACTTCGTCATGGATGAACGCTACAATCTGTGCGTCCAAGTTTGCTTCCTTTAACGCACGTGCTATGTACACGTACCATGTCTTACAGATGATAGCACCTGCACTCTGTAGTAGAGTGTTCAATGCCGCATGGCTGTGTCGGATAGGAATGATACGTCCGTCCAATCCCTTGACCCAACCCCTGTCCTCTGCTGCTCTGGCTACTGCATCCTTAAGGTACTTAAGTGCTGGTAGTTTCTTCAAGAACTTCTTCTTGATTGCCTTACCTTCCTTCGCACCCTTACCTATTATCTTGCCTGTCTTCTCATCACCTGAACCATAAAGAAATCCATAGATAAATGTCTTGGCTTGGTTACGTGATGATAGGCCAGCCGCCTCTTGATTAGTAGTATGTATGTCACCATTCAATACAACGTCAGCATAAGAACCATTGTCATAAGCTGCCATGTAATGGGCAAGGCAACGTAGTTCTAAGCCACTTGCATCAGCACCTAGTAGTGAGTAACCCTTAGGTGCTATGAAGAGTGACCTACATTCCGTACCAAATGGCGCACCCACACTAGGGATTTGTGCCATGTTTGGATTAGAATGTGTGCAACGAGAAGTGACAGCACCCATATGATTAACCCTACCATGTAGCTTACCTTCCTTCTCCATCTT